GAATAATTGCGTTATATTTGTACACGGACTTCTCTCACATTATAAGTCCTTAAGGTATTATTGACCCTTGTAATGAAGTAGAAGTGAGAGACTACGGATTTGCGAGGGTTTTTTTATTACTTAAATATTTGCAATGGCAAAAGACAAAAAATCGTTTATCCTTTACGTTGACCAAAAGGACTTATGGAAAAAACTTCCTGATGAAATTGCAGGTAAATTAATCAAACACATTTATGCTTATGTTAGCGATGAAAATCCAACCAGTGATGACTTGATGATTGAGATAGCTTTTGAACCAATCAAGCAACAGTTGAAACGTGACCTTAAACTATTTGAGGAAAAGCGAGTTAAGAGAAGTGAGGCAGGAATAGCAGGAGCTAACAAACGATGGCAAGAGATGGCAAACGATAGCAAACGCATAAATGATATAGCAAAAATAGCTGATAATGTTAATGTAAATGTAAATGATAGTATATATAGAGCATTCGCTCAATTATCTATATCAAATCAGGAAGTCGAAAAATTGCTTGAAAAATATTCAATAGAAGAAATTGATGAGGTATTAGATTCCATAGAAAATTTCAAAGGAAACAAGAAATATACTTCACTATATTTGACAGCTACAAAATGGTTGGCTAAGAACAAGCCTAAACAACAAGAAATGATTTATGACCCATTAGTAGAAAAAGCAAGAGCATATGGATATATTAAGTAAGGGAAGTTCACAACAGTATCTGTTGGACTACAAAGCAGGAAGAATTAAACAAGGATTAGGATTAGATTGCAATTTAGATGATAACCTAAGATATAAACCTAAACAACTTACAATCATTTTAGGGCATGACAACGTTGGAAAAACGTATTGGATTAATTGGTACTTTCTTTCTCTTGCATTAAAGCACGGAATCCGTTTTATTCTATGGTCAGGTGAGAATCAATATGGACAAATACTAAGAGACATGATTCAAATCTATTCTGGAAAGCCATACAAAGAACTAAACGAGCAACAGATTCTCAGTTACTCAACTTATTTGGAACAATTCTTTGATTTTGTAGATAACTCAAAGCTCTATAAACCTGCTGAATTATTTGAGATATTTAAAAAGTCTGATGCTCATGCTTGTTTGATAGACCCATACACGGGACTTGATAGGGAAATGGGATATGAAGGAAACTACAAATTCCTAAATACTGCACGTCAATTTGTAAATGAAACAGGTAAATCAGTCTACATAAACACTCATCCAAATACGGAATCAGGAAGAGCTGGAAATATATACGCTGATTCACATCATTGGAAAGGACATTTGAAGCCACCAATGAAGGATGCAATTGAAGGGGGCAAGGCATTTTTGAATCGCTGTGATGATATGTTCGTTATCCACAGATTAGTAAAACACGAAACAATGAAATTTGTAACTTTGATTTCAGTAGAGAAAGTAAAGGACACAGATACAGGAGGAAAGATTACTGCATTAGATGATTTTATTATGTGTGATTTCAATAGCGGATTAGGATTTACAATAAACGGAAAAGACCCATTGAAAGAGCATAGACCAAAGCCACCTAAACAAATCACTATGATTGAACAAAAGTTAAACAGTATTAAACAAAACACGAATTTCTAATGGACATCGGATTAAAATTACTACACATAAAATCACTCATTCAAAAGAACATTTGGAAAGTGAAACTAACTCGTGAAGATTTAGAAGAAAGAAAGCCTGATGCAGTTGCATTCATAAACGGAGCAAAAGACACAGAGAACGATTTAAAGCAGGTTCAGTTAGCGATTAAAGAACTTGAAACAGAGCTTCGATTGCAAGGAAGAGAAATCAACAGATGCCTGCATATAAACGGAGAATTGAAAAAACGAATTGAAGAATTAGAACATGAATTAAAATACAAAAACGTAGAACTATGATTAAAGAGAAAAAGTTAGTGGCACTATCAGCAGTGCTTCCAGTATTAGCAGACTTCATTGATGACCTTAATGAACAGTATGTATTTAAACAGGGATTAAAAAGAAAGGCAAATATTCTTGTAGAAGAAATACGCAGAGTAGATAATCAAGTTCTGCAAGTATACGGTGAAAACAGAGAAGAAATATACGAGCAACAGGTGCAGTTGCAGTTGCTATTTAGACAATGGATTGACGAAACGATAAACTTAGACTGATGCCAAGATGCAAAAACTGCAAAGAGAAGTTTGAACCTATCCGATTTTTACACAAATATTGCCTAAAAGACGAATGTATCCGTGCTTTTGTAGCGGAAACAAAAGAAAAGATGTGGAAACAAACGAAAACACGAATGAAAGAAGATTTAAAAACAACTCAGGATTGGTTAAAGGAAGCACAAACCATATTCAATAAGTACATAAATTTACGAGATAAAGGACTTCCTTGCGTTTCTTGTGGTAAACCAATCAAAGGTAGAGTAAATGCTTCTCACTTTTGGAACGCAAACAATCACCATAACGTAAGATTCGATGAAGATAATGTACATTCAAGTTGCATTACCTGTAATCAATTCTTATCAGGTAACTTGTTGGAATATCGAATAAGGCTATGTTCTAAAATCGGACAAAAAAGATTTGATGAACTGGAAGCAAAAAGACACGTTACAAAAAAATGGACTGCTGATGAGCTGCAACAATTAATTAAAAAATATAAAACAAAAGTGCGTCAATTACAATAATATTTATATCTTTGTCTAAACTTAAAAACCAAGTTATGAAAAATCTATTAAAAATTCAGGCAGAATTAAAATGTCCAAAAGGTAGCTTCAACTCATTCGGTAAGTACAAGTACAGAAGTGCGGAGCAGATTCTTGAATCATTAAAACCATTGCTATTAAAACACGAAGCAATCTTAACTTTAACTGATGATATTGTAGCAATAGGAAACAAGTTATTTTTAAAGGCTACTGCAATTATTTCTTTTGAAAAAGGAGAAGTAGAAGTTTGCGGTTTTGCAGAGCTTGGAGAACACAAAGGAATGTCCTCTGAGCAATGTACAGGAACTGCATCAAGTTATGCACGTAAATATGCTTTAAACGGATTGTTCTTAATTGACGAAACGGAATCAGACCCCGATTCAAAAGATAACACACCTTCACAACCAAAGAAACAAACTTTAGATGCTAAAAGATTTCAAGATGCAGTCAAAGCATTAAACGATGGAAAGATAACACGTCAATCATTAGAAGATAAGTTTGCTTTAACAGATGGTCAAATTGATATCTTAAATGCTCTTTGAATTTTAATAAGTAACCGATTAATTTAATATATATGTTTAACACGCAAACCGTACCAATGACGAATAATAGTAGTCAAGTACAAAAAGGACAAAAAGTAAACGATGTTTACAAAACTTACGACTTATCAATTTTTAAACAAATTGATGGAAACAGAGTTCCTAATCTACAACACATTAAAAGGCTTTCAGAAAGCATTCGTGTTTATGGAATGAAATGCAATCCAATTTTAGTAAATGATAATTTTGAGGTAATTGATGGCCAACATCGTTTGATGGCAGCTAAAGAAGTACAAACATTTGTTTACTATGTAATGATAAACGGATATTCACTTAACGAAGTACACACATTGAATCTAAACCAAAAAAATTGGACTAAAAAAGATTTTATGGATGGATATGCAAATATGGGAATTGAATCCTATATTAAACTAAAATATTTTGTTAATAAAAATGAAGACTTTACATTTAGTGATTGTATTGCTTTATGTCAAAATACAGGAAGTGCAACATCAAGAACTTTAAAAGTTCAAATAGCAGATAAAAGCGATATTAAGTTATCTGGAAATGCACAAATATTTGAGCAAGGAACTTGGAAAACAGGAGATATGGATTTAGCTCAAGATATTGCAAACAAAATTAGAATGATTCAACCATATTACGCAGGTTACAATAGGTCATCTTTTGTTATTGTTTTAATGAGCTTATTTAAAAAAGATATTTTTGATTTTAACGAGTTTATGCACAAAGTAAGACTTCAACCAACAGCATTAGTTGATTGTGCAACAGCAGGACAGTATAGAACTTTAATTGAGGACATTTACAATTACAAGAGTAGAAACAAAGTAAGCCTTAGATACTAATGAAAGTTCGTTGTTCAGCAATAGGAAAAATTATGTCAGCACCTCGCAATAAGAGTGAGGTGCTTTCACAGACTGCAAAGACTTACATTCACGAGTTAGTATTGCAGGATAAATACGGAATCAGAAAAGAGTTCAGCTCACGTTACACTGACAAAGGAAACGAAGTTGAAAACGAATCAATCGCATTAGTAAACGAAGTGCTTGATGTTGGATTCATTTACAAGAATGAGGAGTTTTTTGAAAACGATTGGATTACAGGAACTCCCGATGTAAACACGGATGAAGTATTGTTAGATGTTAAAAGCTCTTGGGATGGCACAACGTTTCCATTCTTTGAGACTGAAATACCTACAAAGGATTACTTCTATCAACTACAGGGTTATATGTGGCTAACAGGTAAACAACAATCAATGCTTTGTTACTGCTTAGTTGATACACCTGAACTTATGGTTGAGGATGAAGTAAGACGTGCTCACTGGAAGTTGAATCTAATGGAGGAAAGTTTAGACCTAAGAGATGAAATCCAAAAGAAGCATATCTTCTCACACATTCCAAAGAATCGCAGAGTGAAAGTCTTTTATGTACAGAAAGACGAAGCAGTAATTGAACGAATTAAGGAGCAGGTAGAGCTTTGCCGAGAATATTATAACACATTAATTAATTTTTTATGACACTACAACAAATAATATCCGAGCTAAAGCCAATGTCTATTAGTATAGAGATTAATAAGCATAAAGAATACTACGATTCAATACAAGATTTTTTACACGAAAAACAATTAGCTGAAATACCTAAAGAAGTTTTAGAAGAAATTATAAAAAGAGATACATTAATAAATGTTACTTGTTATCCAATAACGCCGATTGGCTTTTATGATATTATTCACTATGATTTGAATATAGCATTAGAGCGAATGTATAAAGCATTAAAAGAAGAAAAATGAACCAGCAAATAGAAGACCAAATAGTATTGCGTGTTTTAAGTCGATTTAGCGAACGTTCGCAAGTTGGAATAACCAAGTACAACACAACGCTTGAAAGAACCGATTTAAACACATTAGAATGGCTTACACACGCACAAGAGGAGGCTATGGACTTTGTGCTTTACTTGGAACGGCTGAAAGACGAATACAATAAGCCATTTGTAGACCTATTAATGGAGGAAATGACTAAGAAGCAAAACGACGCAATAATGAAACTAATTGACAAGGATAAGGGGTAAAAATTGCCACATATCTAAACACGAAATGTAAACTAAACAACAAGAACAATGAAAACAGCAGTAGAAAAATTATTTAACATTTGGTTAGAAAAAGAATACATTTCACCAAATGAATGGTCAGAAGCAATTGAAATGGAGAAGCAAATAATATTTGATTTTGCAAGACATTGCCTAGATAAAGAACGTGAAGTAAGTGAAAATGATTCATTTCTAAATGTAGTAAAATGGTATAACAACTTTATACAAGAAAACAATAGTAACAATGAAACCTTTAAACAACAAGAAACTGAAACATATCCTTGCCCACAATGTCAAGGCGGTGGTTGCCCATATTGTTGTGGATATGGAACAATCCCAAAATAAAATATTACAAATAAACAACAAGAACAATGAGAATAGAAAAATGGAAGTATAATAATGTTACTCCTAACGGAATAGTAATAAATGAATTTGGAGAAGAAAATGGAGCAGTTATTATTACACCTATGATAAGAATGTCACAAAAAAATGGAGGCTGTAATATAGATAATTGTAAATGTAGTGAAGGGCATTGGATAATGATTGGATGTGGTATTGATTTAGAATCAAGTTCTGTAGAAGGAATTACTGCATTTTTTGATAATTGGGGAGAGATGCAATTGTTTTTATTATTAAGAGAAGTAGGTTAACCTTTAAACAACAAGAACAATGAATAAAATAGAAAGAGCAATCTATGATGTAAAACTACACATAGCAGATAAACAAAGACAATTTCAAATCTTAAGAGCACAACTTACTACATTAGAAGCTGAGTTAGCAACTTTGGAAGCAATACAAGAAGATGATTCAATACCTAATGAAACTAAACATAATTAATATGAAAACAGCAGTAGAATTATTAGTAGAAGAAATAAACAAGTTAACTGGACTTACCATTTCAATAGATGAACCTTGTGTAATACAAGCGTTAGAAATAGAACGCAAACTAATTATGTCGGCATTTATGCAAGGAGATATTTTTGGAGCTGATTATTATGACGGAGTAAATCCAACAGATGAAAATTACTATAATCAAACCTTTAAACAACAAGAACAATGAAAGAAAAAACACTAGCAATTATCGTAATGTTCCTAGTCTTAGGAATGATAGCAATAGTAGGAACTGCAATAGTATCACAGATATTCAAAGGTTCATTTTAAGTAACTAACCAAGTGGTTAGTCGGAATTTCCGACACACCACTAAAAAACGTAAACAATAAAAATAAATACAATGGAAAACAAGTTAAACACGGGGGCAATCTTTAAAAACACGAACAAGAAAGCTGATAACCATCCCGACTACAAAGGAAAAGTAAACGTAAACGGGAAAGAAATGGAAGTAGCGTTATGGGTCAAACAAGGAAAGAATGGAAGTTTCTTCTCAGCAGCATTCTCAGAACCTTATGTTGCACCTGAAACAATGGAAAGAGTTCCTGTATCAAATGATGTAGATGATTTACCGTTCTAATGTACATTGATGAGGGAGGATTGCGAAAGCAATTAGTGATGTTGCTTCGTACCAAAACACGGAATCAAATCGTTCAAGAGATAAAATCTAACACAGGAAAGTTCCATCAATATCAGATAGACAAATTCCTACAAGGTAAAGACGTAACACTCTGCACTGTTGTAAAGTTAGACAACTACATCTCAAGGGAGATTTACTTAAACAATTTAGAGCCAGTTTAACCACTGGCTTTTTTAATTGTTGAAAACTTTTTTACTACCTGTTTAGATTTTCATCGTATGTTTGATTAGAATTTAATCAATGGATAAACTTTCAACACTTGCAAAACACCATAAAGATTGGCTGAGAATAGTCAACAGCTTTGGTGAATACTTCCTTGCAGAGGATATAGTTCAAGAAACATATATCAAAATTATACGTTTAAATCATATAGATAAGATTGTAACTGACTCTGTGAACAAGAACATCATGTGGTTGATTCTGAGAAGCGTTTACATTGACCATTTGCGAGCAAAGAAAATAGAAAGCGTATCAATTGACGAATGCATCAAACTAAGTTATGATGAAACCAACTTAGAAAAACACGAAGCATTCAATCTAATTGAGCAGAAAATACAGGAAGAGGTGGAGACATGGCATTGGTATGATATAAAGCTATTCAATTTGTACAGAGACACCAACTTATCAATGCGTGAAATAGCAGAGGAGACAGATATCAGTTTAACATCTATCTTCAACACGTTAAAAAACTGCAAGGAAAGACTTCGAGAAGCAATTGGAGAAGAATTTGAGGATTATTTAAATGAAGATTTTGAATTAATAAAATAGATTATGGCAAAAACACGAACACCAAGAAAGAAAGCTGAAGGATTAGGAGATACAATAGAACAAATCACAGAGGCAACAGGAATTAAGAAACTCGTTAAGTTCATTGCAGGAGATGACTGTGGATGTGATGCACGCAAAGCAAAGCTCAATGCGATGTTCCCATACAACAAACCAGAGTGCTTGACTGAAGTTGAATACAATTACTTAAATGAAACGCAGGTATTGTACAAAAACTCAATACGTCCAAGTGAGCAAGATGAAATCCTAAAGATATACAACCGTGTATTCAAAGTACGTCAAGAGCCTACATCATGTGCAAGTTGCCTAAGAGAGATTGTAGTTAAGATGCAACGAGTAATGGAGGAGTACAAAGAAGAGGAAACTGCATAAACACGAAATGAGATACTACTTAGTTGATCACGGAAAAGAAATGATAGAAGCTGCTAACAAAGTAACAGAGTATCTATCAAAGCAAGGATTTCACTATGTGGTTTACTTAACAGACGCAGATGGATTAATGTGCGTTGAAGAAATAGATGAGAATGAATTTTTAGACCACTTTAAATACCACCAAAACACGAAATAAAAAATGGCAAAAGTAGGAAGACCAAGAAAGGTAGAAAAGCCTGAAGATATGTTAGACATGTTCAAAGCATATAAGACATACGTAAAAGAAAATCCAAGATACAAATATGTAATGAACCAAAGAAGCGGGGACATGGTTGCAGAACCACTTGAAGTTCCATTGACTTTAGAAGGGTTTGAGATATGGACTTTGAATAAATTTGGCTTTCACATTGAGCAGTATTTTAAGAATGTGGAAAAAAGATACGAAGAATTTGTCCCCATCTGTACACACATACGCAAGGAAATCCGCAGAGACCAAATTGAAGGAGGTATGGTTGGACAATACAACGCATCAATAACACAGCGTTTAAACGGATTAACTGAGAAAGTAGAAAACACAATCATAACAGAGCAACCATTGTTCCCCGATGTTCAAGAGAACGACACTAAATAGATAATTTTTATTATCTTTGTTACATGGAAAAATATATAA